AGGAAGGTCAGGCACGTCGTCGGGGGGACGAGGTGGTTGTTGGGGTGGTAACTCAGGGTAACAACGCCCAACCAGACCCTGAATCACCTCATTAGGTGTGGGGTCAGGATCAAATGCAGGAGGTTGGAGACGCTCTGGAATATTGATAGAGTCCAGTGGGTTAGGACTGAGTGCTGGTGCAGTAGGACCATAGCATCTACCAACCAGGCTCTGGATTACTTCAGCAGGAGTCTGTGCTTGCACAGGACCAGACGATGATGCTGATGCGGGGGAGAATTCACTCGCAGGATTCTGACCGTCAAGAGCGTTGGGCTCTAGACCGATAGGACCAGTCACGTTATAGCAACGTGCAACTAAATTACGAATATGCTCAGACATTAAAAAAGAGGAGCAAGTGCTGCTCCTCTATTTAGTGTGATGTGTTTGATGGATTTTGCCATCCACATCAGCGGCGACGATACTTTATTTATCGTTGTATAGATTCTCTAGTCTTTCTCTAGAGAAATCTGCATACATTACTTCATCACCTTCTTGTGGTGCTTCAGGATGCCTTGGTTTAGGAGGAGTCCTCATCTCTATGTTAATAGATTGAATGTTACTCCACATCATAGCGAAGGCAGCACCACCGATCAAGGAGAAGCATACGAAATAAAGAAAGACTTCTATATTATTCATGCTTCCTGAAGCGATTGGACTGTGTTGCTTAACTCACCAACATCACGGAGACCCTCAGCACTAAACCAAGGGGCATTAGCCCAACTGAATCCTTCACCAAAGGTGTTATCAGGTGCAGTGATATACCAATGACATGCTGTGTCAGGCACATCTACTGCACACTTAGACCAGTCATCACTCCACTGTGGGACTTGCACCCACATCAGAGCGGCAAACATAATACTGAAGAGTGATTTAATCACAGTGCGTTACCTCTTGGTAGTACTTCTTCTGGGAATACAAACTGCTCATGAGGTTGATCAACTGGTGCCAACCATGCACGGAGTCCTTCATTCAGAAGAATGTTTTTAGTGTAGAAGGTTTCAAATTCAGGATCCTCCGCTGCACGAATCTCTTGAGATACAAAGTCGTAAGCACGTAGATTAAGAGCGAGTCCAATAATACCGATAGAAGAAGTCCAGAGACCCATGACGGGCACGAATAGCATAAAGAAATGCAACCAACGCTTGTTACTAAAAGCAATACCGAAGATCTGTGACCAGAAACGGTTCGCAGTAACCATCGAGTAAGTCTCCTCCTCTTGGGTAGAGTCGAAAGCCTTGAAAGTGTTTGCTTGATCGCCATCTTCGTAGAGTGTGTTTTCGACAGTCACACCGTGAATAGCAGAGAGCAAAGCACCACCTAGGATACCAGCAACACCCATCATATGGAAAGGATTGAGCGTCCAGTTATGGAAACCCTGGAGGAAGAGTAGGAATCTAAAGATTGCTGCTACCCCGAAACTAGGGGCAAAGAACCATGAAGACTGACCCAGTGGATAGATAAGGAATACGCTGACAAAAACAGCAATAGGACCAGAGAACGCAATAGCATTGTAAGGACGGATACCGACTAGACGAGAGATCTCAAACTGTCTAAGCATGAAACCAATGAGAGCGAAGGCACCGTGGAGAGCCACGAAATTCCATAGTCCCCCAAGTTGGATCCACCTGACGAAATCGCCCTGAGCTTCAGGACCCCAAAGTAGAAGAAGAGAATGACCCATAGCATCAGCAGGCGTCGAGACAGCTGACGTAAGAAAATTAGCACCCTCAAGATAAGAAGTAGCGAGTCCGTGGGTGTACCAACTCGTAACAAAAGTTGTGCCAGTAAGCCAACCGCCAATGGCAAGATAAGCAGTGGGAAGAAGAAGTAATCCAGACCAACCAATAAAGACAAAGCGATCTCGTTTAAGCCAGTCGTCAAGGATATCAAACCAACCCCTCCGTTGTTGTTGTAGTGTAGCAGTCGTCATTTTTATTTACCTTAGTTGTTAAGTTCCAAATAGAATTTCTTTTGATCAGTTGGTGCATTCTCGTAGAATGAAATGTCACCATAAGTTTTGTGGTCTTTGTAACCGACCATACGACCCTTGGTATTTTGAATAGCACCCATCATAGCAATGATAAGGAAGATCGCAGGAGGACCGATGATTAAAGCACCACCGATCACATAGTAAGTAAGCAATTCAATTAGATCAGTAGACATAAAACTTTACAATAATGAAGAGCAAAAGAAAAGGGGTCCGTAGACCCCTTTATCATACCACAGGTTGAGTGATCAACCGATAGCAGGTGCAGTAAGTGCCACAGGAGTGGACTCTGCTGCTGCCAGGTCAAGTGGGAAGTTGTGAGCGTTACGCTCATGCATCACTTCCATACCAAGACCAGCGCGGTTAAGCACGTCTGCCCATGTAGGGAGGACTTTGCCACTGCTATCCAGGATGGACTGGTTGAAGTTGAAACCATTCAGGTTGAATGCCATGGTGCTAACACCAAGAGCAGTAAACCAGATACCAACCACAGGCCATGCAGCAAGGAAGAAGTGAAGACTTCTGCTGTTGTTGAAGGATGCGTATTGGAAGATCAAACGACCGAAGTAACCATGGGCTGCGACGATGTTGTAGGTCTCTTCTTCTTGACCAAACTTATAACCATAGTTTTGTGACTCAGTTTCAGTCGTCTCACGGACGAGTGAAGAAGTAACAAGACTACCATGCATTGCTGAGAAGAGTGATCCACCGAAGACACCTGCTACTCCCAACATGTGGAAGGGGTGCATAAGGATGTTGTGCTCTGCTTGGAAGACAAGCATGTAGTTGAATGTACCACTGATACCCAAAGGCATCGCATCAGAGAAAGAACCTTGACCGAAAGGATAGACCAGGAAGACTGCGGTTGCTGCTGCAACAGGTGCAGAGTATGCAACACAGATCCATGGGCGCATACCTAAACGGTAAGACAATTCCCACTCACGTCCCATGTAGGCAAAGATGCCGATCAGGAAGTGGAAGATTACAAGTTGGAAGGGTCCGCCATTATACAACCACTCATCTAGAGTTGCTGCTTCCCAGATTGGGTAAAAGTGAAGACCAATTGCGTTGGAGGAGGGCACAACAGCACCAGAAATGATGTTGTTACCATACATTAAAGAGCCTGCTACGGGCTCACGAATCCCATCGATATCGACAGGAGGTGCCGCCACAAAAGCGACGACGAAGCAGATGGTTGCCGCCAACAGAGTTGGGATCATCAGCACACCAAACCAACCGACATAAAGACGATTGCTGGTAGAAGTAACCCAATCGCAGAAGTTATTCCACGAGGATTGTGATTGTTGTCTTGAAAGTGTTGTAGCCATTTTGAATAAGGGTAGGTATGAGTGCAGGGAAACACTGTTATATTATTCCTGTTGCACCCTCAGCAGCAGGTATTAAAGACTGTTATTTAATGACGCTGTTTAGTCTTGGTAAGGCGTCAATTGTGTCGTTGTGTAACGACCGTCATACTATATATGGTTTTCAACACTTTGTCAAGTGTAATCGAAATTCGATTCTAGGAAAACCGACATAGGAGGACATGTCTCGGCATATTGTAGCACACATTGGTGCCTATATGCCCACTCATCGACTTTGCGACGAGTGACAAGCTCTGGATACTGGAAGTATTCAGTGAGTCGCTTGTTGACTGTAGTATAACCTGATCCAGCGAGGATGTGGAGGACAGGTGTGCCACCATGTGTAATGGGCTCGTTGCCATTCATAATATACTGAATGACTTCATGTGTACCTGAGACATCATACTCTACACCATCGGTGACATAACTCCAGAAGGGAGTGTCACGACGGCGACTGTAATAGTAGTGTGCCTCTACAAACTCACGCCACCCATCCATATGCTCACAGAGGTTATGGTTGAAGCGATCACGCTGGAATTGTCCAGGCAGAGGTGCCTCCTGTAGGAGGTCCATGAGAGCAAGGATACCATGGTGTGTGTTGAAGAGACTTGTAGATTCTAGCGGCTCGATGAATCCAAACGAGAGTCCAATGGACACACAGTTACCTGTCCATGCCCTCTCATGCCTACCATTCTCAAACTTGATCAGGCGAGCATCATCGTATCCAAATTCTTTACGGGCATCCTCTTCGCCCTGAAACTGTGAGGAGAATACATATCCCCTACTGAGGAAGTCATAGGTAGGGATAGTCCACTGCCAACCAGCAGTCATTGCTTTGGCATTAGTATAAGGGACCATCTCGGTCTCACGGTTGGTGTAGTCAGTCTTAACTACAAGTGCGCTGTCAGTTACAATTGATCCAAAAGGTTTCCACTTGCTAAGCGCCCCTCCACATATTGCCTGCTGCCCACTACAGTCGATAAAGAGATCACCAAAAATCTTTTGTCCCCCGAGTTTGTATGGTCCACCTGTGACCACGACATGCTCGATGTTTCTTCCTGTAGTAGCAACAGACTTAACCTTGCTATCAACCACTTTAAGATTTTTACAAAAGGTTTCTCTGAGATACTTGGAGAATGCTGCTCCGTTGATGTGGAACGATCTGTCTTTAGCGAGGTCATAGGGGTCTAGGATATCTTTATTCAATGGAAGTCGCCCTGTCTCTGCCACTGCTACGAATGGCATGAATACCTCAGAGAATGGAGGTAGTTTCTCAGGATGAAATGCTTTAGCGAGCATCCACTCTTGGAATTTTATCTTCTGTAGGACTGATTGTCCATTGGGATAGTGAAATACTTCACCCTCCTTCACGAAACCATCAAACCTTGAAGAGGATTTGAATGTTGCTCGTGCAGCAGGGAGGAAAACATCATCAGTGATACCCATGTATTTGAGATACTGATTGATGTGTGGCGTAGTGCTCTCTCCCACACCGATGGCATCACCACCATTAACCATGGTGATGTCCCAGTCAGGAAAAGTTTTACAAAAAGCAGCGGCAGTCATCCAACCAGATGTGCCACCACCTACAATCACAATACGCATGTTACTTTTTCTTGAGTGTCTTTTTAATCATCTTAGCATACAAAACTTCCTCTGGTGTATACCAAGTGGGATGTTCCTTTGCTCCTTTAATTAGTTTCTTTACTGCTTTCTTTGTTGACAATTGTTTCTTTTGATCCTGATCCTTCATTCAAGCTTTGGTATTTAGAAAATTCTTTGAAGAGATTCTCACCAACAAAAGCATAAAGGTCTCCACCATGCGAAACCAATGCTTCTTCTAATCCTTCCTGAGTTGCAGGGATACTGAGCAACCCATTCGACACATAGTAGTGACAGAACTCATACACTTCTCTATTTATGGGCATTTGCTTATGAATGAATGCGGTGAGACAAATCTGTCTCTCTGCCATCTTGCCGTCGTCATAGCGCCAGTCTTCAATCATTGAGCAATCATCCTGAATTCTTTTTTAGTTTGGAATACTTCCTGCCCTGCTTTACACAGGTGCAGGAGGAATTGAGCCTTGTGTAGGGATAGGTTGGAGTAGTTTTTTAACTTAACCCAGTTACCTTCCCAGTAAAACTCTAAGCAATACATGACTCATGCATCCAACCTGAGTTTATTTAGATAGTCCCAAGCATACACTTCACGGTTGCCTTTGATGCCCCATCCCAACCAACGGTAGGCGGGTTGCATATAGTATGCAATGCTTTGTCCATTCGCTTGGAAGTATGGAAGTTGACGCTGGAATATATTCTCGTTAACCATGTAACGGAGTTGGCAATCGAATTCAGAAGCACTGCATTCAAACTTAGTAGCAAATTTACCGAGGTTGACGTAGCGATTTACGCTGGTCCACTGAATGATGCCATAGCCACCCCGATGACAATCGTGGTAAGAAACTCTAGCACCTCCCTCGCATATATTGGCAGTGAAATTAGACTCCTGTCTAATGTTGCCAAGAATTGTAGCAATAGCATTTTTGTCTGTGATATTTACTGATGGTGTTTGTAAATACGCTACTACTTTTGTTTCTTCTGGTGAGCAATCTTCGCATTGCCATATGATTTCTTTCTCTAAGATCTTAGTAGGTCTTAGTCCTGCTGCCTCAGATTTCTGGGGAGCAGTGGCACAACCCGCCAGCAGTGGCAGCAGTAATGCTGTCAGTACAAGTGGTCTCATGTCTAGTCTATCCAATAGAAAAGGGTGCTTCGTCAGCACCCAAGTATCATAGCGTATTTAGCGTGGTTGTCAAGAGGTTGGAGCATAAGAAGGAATCATCATTCCTCCACCGCCTTCGTCATCATCCTCATCAGTGTCTGCTAGTAGTAGCAAGATGACCAGAGGAGTAAAACAGAAGACAATCGTCTGGAATACCTCTAAACTCATTACCAAATACCAGGAATGATCTGTCCTGTTACGGCATAGGTGCCCATTGCTGCAATGATTCCGATCATTGCTGCCCATCCATTGAATCTTTCTGCTTCAGGTGTCATCTTACCACACTCCGAAGAAAAGTTTGCCAGTAAAGGCATAGGACAAGAAGGCAGAGACGATGCCAAGCATTGCTAGGCGTCCATTGAGTTTCTCTGCAGACTCATTGTGAGTCTCGTATACTTCAGATTGCATTGCTTCCTCCACTTTGGGGTCGATGTACATTTGGGGTTCGGTGGCATACATGTTTGTGCGTCCGCCGTCTTCGATGGTAACAGTCATGTGTTAATTGTTAAGGTATGTTACTTCTTGTAACTATATATAACTTTTGTTAACTTGTCAAGCCCCCTTGGGCAGATCCTTAAGAGAATGTGATGACATCCTGACCACCGATGACTCCACCGAGGTCTACAGGTTGTGCTGCAAAGGTGTCCCCACTGAAGGAGATCGTGTCACTGCTCTCAATGTTTTGGAAGTCATAGTTATCGTTGAGATAGATCGGACTGCTAGGGAATTCGATCTGTGGCACGTCATCAGCACACTGCTCGGTGATGGTCTGTAGACCATTGTAGTGACGCCACAACTCACTCAGGTGAGAGCGATTGAAATTGGGATCATCGATCGCACTGTGCAGTGCTTTCTTGAGTGCTTCGGTTGCTGCTGTCAATTCTGCTTTCATAATTCCAGTGACGGATAACTCCGCTGACGATAAAACAATTGGTGACAAGATAAGAAACGAAAATGCAGGTACGAATACCTGCAATGTAATTGTCATAGGGTCCTGTCTTGTCATCAGAGAATGACCCTAGGGAATACTTCCAGACGTTAAGAAGACGCTGAAACACTGTCTCGTGTATAGCAAGGCACACCATCTGGATCTAACCATTTGGCATACTCAAAGTCTTCAATAGCAAGAAGCATCTGATCACCATTATCAAACAGATAGATGTCAGAATACTTTTTAGTATACTCGTTTGCTTTTTGCAAACGGAAATCAGGTTTACCATTCAATTGAATGTGACCCCTTTGCACATAGCGATAGGGAAACCGCTCGTGGATTACAGTAGTCTTAGTCGTTGCGACAGACTTTGGATCTAGATCATTCATGGTCGTCTGAGTGTCTTCAGATATGATAGCACATCCTCACGGATCCACAACAGTTCATGGTAACATTTCTCGGAATGAGCACATGCCCTTAGACCTGGGTCTGGTTGGTAGACACTCTCAATAAAAATATCTAATCCCCGATTCCACTTTTCGTCTTGCGTTTGCATGTAACTCCTTAGATAAAATTAAACCAACCTGTTATAATCATCTTCTCAGTTGTCGTAGAGACTCTACCACGATGATGAAATGTCCAGTCTGCTGGCCAGATCACAGTGTATCCACGCTGCGCTGGCACATACTTCTGTTGATGATACCATTCAGTACCACCATCAGGGACATCATTTAGATATGTCATGAAGACTAAATGACGGTAGACGTTTCCAGGCAGAGCATTAGACCTTTCGGTATGCCACTGCTTGAATCCACCACCTTTAGAGTAGTGTTGCATGGATAGTGGCTCCACTACTTGAAAACGTGAGGTCTCTGCGAAAGGAAACCTCACAAGATATTGATTGAGCACGCCTTGAAGTGCCTGCATGTAATCCTGCACTTCAGGACAAGACAGTTGAAAGGGGACATGTAGATCGGTAGAGTCTTTATAACTCTTATCAACTGCGACATCCCCTTGTCTATAGACTTGTCCCTCATGGAAATTCAAGACGCTTTGTTTATGCCAGAAATCTTCAAGCCCCGAGACAACGGATTCATCAATAAAATTACCCCAGATAAAGTCATTACACTCATCATTGAGTGGGGTACAATCGCGACCTTTATAAATTGTGATTTCTTCTTTAAGCATATTATCCCGACCAGGGTAAAGTTTATGTCATTTCCAGGACGCCATCGGCAATCATGTTATCAATGAGAATCGTATAGTCCTCTTCAACATCTAGTCCCCAAAAGTGGACGTGACGTGCGCTCTTGTCACTATAAAAACGACAGAGTGCTGAGAAGAGGGGAGGATTTACTGCGTCAAGGGCAATGTTGCCATTGGCAGTGTCCTTCAGAATTTGCATTGAATCTGCAAAGCGATCTCTAACAGTCATGACTGACTCCTATTTGGTTTTCCAACATGCACCAGAAGGTGCAACGATCCAGGATGGATTCGAACCATCGACCGACTGCTTAGAAGGCAGTTGCTCTATTCCACTGAGCTACTGGACCTAAACAGTTACACGAACGATTGGGTCACCCTCCCAGATAGTCTTCTTAACCTTGTCAACTTTACCTCGTATATTAAACGAGACAATGGTGCGTGATTTGTCTGACTCATTGGGTAGTGCCTCATGTGCAATGGTTGCTGGAAAAATAACCATGTCGCCTTCCTTAACAGGTGGAATGAAGGTCTGTAACCTACCGCTCCAAGGGTTATTGAAAGGTGAAATGAATTGCGTGGCTTGATGGAATTGTGGATCGAAGTCCACATAAATTACTGCTGACCATCCACTGTGTCCATGATTATGTAGACCGTGCTTCTGACCTTTGTATGAGGTTTGAGACCACATGTCAGTAAACTCGATACGTCTACGCTCAGTAAACTCAGCAAGATATGGTTCGATGATATCGATTACCGTGTCAGCATAAGCAGGCAGCAACTCTTCATCCTGATGGAAGAAGTCAGTATACTGCTCGCCGTTAGATTCCAAATGCTCCTGCCCGAAGATAGGCAGAGCATTCATGATCCTTTCTTTATTCTGTATCCAATTCTGTATTTCATAGTGTGCAATCGGAATTGAGAATAAAGAATGAATCATTTAGATGCTTCGGAATGTTGTTTGATCTTCTCTGCAAGGACTTCACCTCTTAAGAGATCTCCCGCTGCTAAGGCTTCATGTAATTGGTCCACTAGAAATTCGATTGTATAATTAATCTCATCAATCTCCTCAAGAAATTGATTTTCCATGATGGATCTCCGTGCCTTAACTTGCTAATTATATATGCTAGATGGGTTAGGTGTCAACCCCGAAGTGTTTGATAAACCATTCGGCATCTACTACCACCAGTGGTTGCTTCCTATTCTTTTTCATAAAGAGAATAGGTTCGTGATTCCCTGAGTTAGCACATGCTTGATCATAAGCATCATACACATTCAGTTTCTCCACATTCTTACACTCGATACTAAAAGGAAACTTCTTCCTAGCATCTCGTGCCATGATAAGATCTTCTCCACCAGCACCCATGCTGCGAGACTCAATGTCTTCAGGGTGGACATCTCTATGCTCAATGAGCATATCTCTCACCCACTTCTGGAAGTTTCTACCCTTCGCTTTCGCACTCTGTGGTTTCATCTTCCTTCTCGCTCATCGAGTGCCTCGTGAATGATTTCCTTCAACTCGATACGCTCTTGTGGTGTGAAGATTGTCCGCTTGGGTACGACAAGAGGAGGATACTCACGTTGTAGGATCGCTGGTCCTTTACCAGGCAATGACATACCCTGAGTATCAATCTTCATCTTCTTCTGTCTCCTTCTTAAATCCAAACGGTGCAACCTTATCTTCCTCCAGTCTCAACTTAAGTGCAACAGCACCCAGAGACTCCATTACTTTGAGGATGTCTTCTGTCTTAGCATCCCCGCCTAATTCTTTAGCAACATACCAATACTTTTCCCAGAAAGTATCTCCTGCTTTCTTGTAATCATCTAACGTTAATAGTTTCATATAAAAGTATAATAAAAAAGAGGGGTTACCCCCTCCTACTTATGTCACTTGCTGTAGGTCTGCCCACGGTAGCAGAAAGTCCCATGGGACTCTACGCTTTCCACACAACGGGTGTCATACTCTACACCACGATATGAGGTGTGAGTGATCTGTGCGTCGTGCAAGGCAGATGCCTTGTGGATTTGCTTGCGAATGAGGTTAAGTGTGTTCATGAGTTCGTCTCCGAAGTTAGGGTTTTTAATCCCCGTTCCTTCAATCGTGTGCGTCCCATGGGTAGCAATGAGGGGTTGATTCCTTCATGACCTCAATCAATTCCACCTTCGCTTCGGGAGGTAGATTCTCATTTGTTCTCATCCGAATCATAATTGAATCGGCTTGAGCACAGGTGAGTGATGAATAGAGTAATAGATCTAACATGAGATGAACGCTCCGTTCCGCGACTTACTTGCGTCCGAAAGGATATAGAGTCCTTTGGATGAACGTATGGTCATGATAACATGACATTACTATTTATGCAACCTACTTATCTCGTTTCTTTTTGCGACGATAGTAAGGGGTGTTACTAATGGGCCTGGTATTCTTTAAGTCCTTCTTGAGTTTCTTCAAGAAGGATAAGTGGTCCCTGATACCATGTATCGGGGTTTTCGGAATACCAATCGGTTGTGTCTCGTTTGAGTAGAGGGACCTTGCTTGTCTCTTCCAATTTCTTCTCGGCATCGTGATGTGTATCTGGATACACCTTGGGTATCCGTGTCCATGTTGTAATTTTATAGCTTAAACCCGCTAAAAGTTTCCGCACTAACATCCTGCTTGATTCCTCCGACGACATAGGATTCAATCTCAGTTTCCTGAGGGGCATTTTGTTGACCCTTGCTATTTAGCCAGTGCTCTGTCCAAGGCAGAGGATTGTTTTTAGCAGGGATATCGAAGGCGGGTGCTAGTCCGATTGCTTTCATACGACGATTAGCAATCCATTCAACGTATTGAGAAAGCAGACGCTCGTTAAGACCGATCATGCTACCATTCTCAAACAAATATTTTGCCCACTCTTTCTCTTGGGCAACTGCATCCAGAAACATCTGACGTACAGTTTCTTCTTCTTCCTTTATGATCTCAACCATCTCAGGGTCGTCACCCTTCTTCCACTTGTAGAGGATCTTCTGGGTCAGTGCGAGATGCTGTGACTCATCCCTGGCAATAAGGGAGATAATTTTTGCAGAACCTTCCATGAGTTTAAGTTCACCAAAAGCAAAGCTGCAAGCAAAAGAAACATAAAACCGAATTCCTTCAAGGATATTGACATTAGCAATTGCCAGATAAAGTTTACGCTTGACATCTCTCATTGACCATGCGGCTGTAGGAGAATCTTTCCAACTCTCCGTCCACATACTACTGTTTGCCCACTCAGATGCTACTTCAATGAAGTCATTGTATGCTTTGCATACTGCAGTAGCACGGTCTAGGATCTTCTCGTTATCTAATACCGAATCAAAGACTTCTGATGGGTCTGAGTATACGTTCTTGATGATATGAGTATAGGAGCGGGAGTGAATCTGCTCCATGAATTCCCATACTCCCATGCATCCTTCCAACTCTGGAAGACTACAGTAAGGTGAGAATGCCATGCCTGGACCACGCCCTTGCACAGAGTCCAAAAGGATCTGATACTTGAGATTACTGGTGTAGATATGTTTTTGTTGCTCATTTAGTGTCTTGTAATCGGCACGGTCTTTCTGTAGAGATACCTCTTCAGGTCTCCAGAAGTAACCGAGTTGTGTCTGTGTTAGTTTATCGAAGTCAGGATACTTATATTCATCGTATCGTTGCATCCCCAAGGGTGCTCCGAAAAACATTGGTTGTTTCTTGGTGTCTACTTTCTTGTCGTTGAAAACAGTCAGTCCCATTGTGGCTCCCTTGGATTCTTGCATGTACCGTAGTTGTGAATATAATTTAGGAATGCATTGATCCTTGGAGCAAACTCCAAGGATTCACAGCAGTCAATGTAGGACTCAAAGTCTTCCTGTAAGTCCTTACTGAGTGTAATCGTAACTTCTTTAGACATTACAGGCGTCGCACTCTGCTTCGTCACCTGCATCAATCTCTGCTAAGAGATTATCTAACTTACTTGTAGTCTCATCGACCCATCCAATTGAATGAGCAGGTTCGTCTACATCTTTTTTAGCATCATATGTATTCTGATAGTAAGATGTCTTCCAACCATACTTGTAAGTCATCAGTAAGTCTTGTGCCATAACGGATACAGGCACTTCGTTATTGTCAAATTTCTCTGGGTTATAAGACCAGTTGCCTGAGATGGCTTGGTCAAAGAATTTCTGCATGACTGCAACAATTCCAACGTATCCTTTGTTGGATTGCATTTCCCAT